ATAGGAAGCGGTCTGCCGTCATTTGTCATGTAAGTAGTAAATAGATGGCTGTCTAGGCTAGTCCATAGCTGAGGTGTGCTAGGATCGCCATATAAGACCTTGTGATCAATAACGTATGATTCATCGTCACGCGCCCAACCAATAATCGACAATTCTAAGCGATCATCCTGAACATCGACACCGCAAGTAAGAAATATGACTTCTTCAGGTATATGCTCACCATAAGCCTCTCTTCTCTCTGCTAAGGAGTAATCGTCAATGGTTTCGCCCTGATCTTCCCACGTTTCGCCTAAATAAGTGTTAGTCCATACCCTAAGTTGCTCTGGGTTCTTACGCATGGACAAGAAATCCTTAACGCCATCAGCTAATGGTGTCCAAGGCGAGTAAAGACCGTTTATTGCAAAACCTGCAACTCCTGCAAACTCTTTCTCTGCTATCCACTCGCCATTACGAATAGACCATCTTCTATCAGAGTCAGTCCATAACGTATCGCATTCATCGCAAAGATACTTAGCTGTATCAGGATCACCCTCTTCCCATTGAACATTAGACCACTTTAGCTTCTGCTTATGATGGCAATGCTTGCACGGTACGTTGTAGTAACGCATATCTGATGCTTCAAACGCTTCCTCGATACGACTAGCGTCTTTATTCGTGGGAGTCGAAACCATAACAATCTTACGATTCCAGAAAGTAGCAGCCCTTTTGCGAGCTAACTGTATAGGATCACCCTCTGAACCCGCACTCGCGGGATACCTATCAACCTCATCGCAGAGAACAAGACGAATGGGTCGTGAAGCAAGACCAGACGGGCTGTTAGCACCTACGAGCGTCAAACTTCCACCAGGGAACAACTTATGCAGTGTTGTGTTACCACTATCTCTCGCTCTAGGGTCTTTTACCTTTCCACGCAGACAAACTGTCGCTTTAAGCAAACCGTTAGCAACTCGATCCTTAGAAAAGGCTTGCGCCATCTCAAGTGTGGGTTGAAGACAAAGTATGGGAGATGGATCGTTATCTATGTGATACCCGATAATGTTAAGCAAGGCTTCTGACTTACCTAACTGCGCTCCCGCCATAACAACAACTTCTTTAATGTTGGCATCAGAGCAAGCATCCATAATCCCTCGCTGATATTCTGCGCGAGCAGTATGCCATCTTCCCGGTTCAGCACTACTTTGAGAGTCTAGTCGCCTTTTTTGGTCTGCCCACTGACTTACGCTTAGTCTTGGTGGTGGCTTTAGCGTCTTTAGTGCTGTCTTCAGATACGTCTTCAGTTCCTTTCGTTTCTGTCGCGTTAATTGATGGGTCATAGTTACTCAGTTCCTCTAGTGCTTCATTAAGCAAATCTTCTAAAATGCTCTGACACATACCAGCTTCTGTTTCTGCTGATACGACTGGAGCAGCTTTTGTGGGTATAGACGTTAATTTACCTTTTAATGCGCCAAGTACGTCTTCCCATGCTTTAACTACATCTTCTGCAATTACCAAAGTGCCATGAACTTTCGCTAATTCTAACTCAGCAATCTCAGCTTCTGCGTTAACTTTTCGCGTTCTAGCCTCGTCATAGCTTGATCCTATCTTAACTCCACCTGTAGATGCCATACTTCCTCCTATATACTTTATTGTTTAATCATATCACGTTATTGGCGTTTAGGATTAGTTTTGGGAAATTCTGTCTCTACGCCATAAAAGCGATGCGAAACTACCCACGGGCTTCGGCTGTGGGAGTACCTTATCGATTCTAGAGCCTCTATAGGGCATATCTCCCCTTTCCTGCAGCAATACATATGAACGCAACTTTTATAAAATAAAGTCGCTTAGATCGCAATTCTGAGGGTACACTGTAAATTTAAACAGCAGGGCTATACGCACCTGGTTGGCGGTACAATCGATACAGTTTTAAGTGGCTACTATCCCAGCTCTTATAGGTTAAAGTCGCTTAAACGGGCTAATATGCGCTTGGTGGGTGGCTGGATTAAATAGGGCGGGTATATTGTTTTAACTTTCTACCAGGCAAAAAAAAGCCCGGCGATTAAACCGGGCCAGCATATAGATAGGCTGCTTTTATTGTATAAGGGCCGCCAATGTAAACACCAGGCCTATGGCCAGGGCTGCACCAAATAGATTTATACTCCATTCGTCGCGGCTTTCCTTTCTATACTGCTCAAGCTGTAAGCGGCCAAGGCGCAAATATTCAGTTTCGCGGCTGCTTAATTGCGGCTTACAGTAGACAATAGGTTTCTTGTTCATTGGTTAAAACTCCCTTAATAATTGGTTTTTATGGTGGTTTAATGCCTGGCGGTATATCTTAAAGCGGCGCGGCTTTCTATCCCTTGTAAATGCGTCCCGGTGCAGCATAGATCGGACGGCGCGTATTATATCGCGATTGCTGGCCGCTAATCCGCCGGCCCTGGTTTGGATTCTTAAATATTGAGAATATCCCATAATAAAGGCCCTTTAATTAAATACTGGTTTTTTGCGGCTTACCTGGCCGCGATCGTTTACAGTTTTAAAGCCGGTTTTATTATCCCGGCGCAATAGATCAATCCCAGGATCAAACCGGGCCGCTGGTAAAAACTTCAATTCTACATAACCGGCGTTAATAAATTGCCGGTATTCATTGGCTATAGTTTGAATTTTGCCGGGATTGTTACCGTTTATTTTATAGGCGCATTTAATAGGCGCATTCCGATCATTTTTAAATATTGCTATAGCTTGCATTTTCTTATGCCTCCGCTGCTAATACATTAAAAGCCTGGTTAATAGATATATTCCCGGCCAAGTTATCAATAGTGAAATTGCCCTGGTCTTTTTTAGCCGCTCCCTTAGCTAATAGGCCGATTATCTTATTTTCCGCAAAAGCGTTAACCAGGTCGGATTTGTCGCCGTCAATAACCGGCTTGCCATTGAAAAATTGCGGCAATTGGCCCTTAAACACTACGGCCAGCGGCGTATTTTCCGGAACCTTGGCAAGGTATTTTTGATAGTCCGGCGAACCACTATAGGAGAATATAAGCTTATAATTGGCCGGCGTTTTGCCTAGGCGACTGCTATTTTTAGTGTAATCGTAGTAGAACAGATCCGGGAATTTTTGCGGTATTCCGTATTTTTCCCAGGGAATATCCGATATTACATTAAGGCGTATAACTCCCTGTTTACCGGTTTTTTTACATAGCTTATCGAACCGGGACAATTCCGCGGTAAGCTGCTGCAAAAATGCCTGGCGGTTACTGTGCCAGTATTCTGTTTTGGCTTGCCTGGCCCTTTTAACATTATCAAAGCGACCGCGACCGGCTGATTTTAGGCAACCGTTTAAGCAATCTGCCGCCGTAGAATACGGGCAGGTAATGCTATCCGGATATAAAGACAATTCCGCCATTCTTACCGGCTTTTTAATTCCGGTCGATTGCTGCAGCCATTCCGCAAATTGAACCGCGGCGGCTTTTTCAGTCTTTTTAATTTTGGTATTACCGCTATTGGTATTTAATAGTTTTTTAACCATTGTTATTCACTCCCTAATTGATTATTAATTTTTAACCATTGAATTGCGCCGCTTAATACATTTTCAACGCAAATATAAACATCATCATATCCGGCTTTAATAAACTCACCGGCCAGGGTAAACGATTCCTTTTCTGTTAGATTGTAATCATTTATTTCTACGCCGCCGGCATATACGCTATAAAAGTAATTCATTGTTTAAACCTCTTTTATTGATTAATTAATTGATACAAAAAAAGCCGGGTATTTAATCCCGGCCTTTATTCTATAAACTAAAAAATATCTGCAATCCTTTAATAATTGTCATATTAATTAAAAGGGCCGCCGCGGATAAACCCAACCAGCCCAAACAGGTAACAGTCAAACCGTATTTTTTTATTTCGCTTTTAATAAATTCCATCTTAAAAACCTCTTTTTTCCCAATTGATAAATTGTTTTAATTCTCTTTTATATTGATTTAATTCATATATTAAAGTCAATTCTAAGGCCAGGGCCACAATACCGCCGGCAATCGCCGCATTAATGCCCAGGCTCAAATAAAAGCCAATAAGGGCGGCGGCGTATAATAAATAACTTAATACGAAAATAATATTTATGCGCTTAATTTGTTTGATTAAATATTGATTATGCATTTTTTCAACTCCGGTTCGATTAATTGATGCAAGTATATTATATACAATTTTGTTTACTGTCTATCCCTTTTAACGCTAAAAACTGCCCTTTTATCGCACTGAGGCAATTTGCCTATATTCCCGGCATTTTATCTATTAACTAATTATCTGCTGCAGCACAACAAACCATTAATTTTGCTCTAGCCCAGTGATAGCAAGGGTTTCAGCCGATATACTGTATATTTAACCAGTTTTTGCCCTTTTTTTGGATTTTATACGGGTCTTATAGGGTATCCATGGAATAGCCATGGGATAGCCTTTCTATACGATATCCACGGAATACCCATGGGATAGCCGTTGTCTGTGTTATCCGTGGGATAGCCGTTGTCTGTGTTATCCGTGGGATAGCCGTTGTCTGTGTTATCCGTGGGATAGCCGTGCTGCAGAATATCTGTGGAATAGCCATGGGATAGCTATGGAATACCCGTGGAATAGTTTAGAACCCGGTTGCAGCTCTATGCTTACTGCTCATTACTGCATTCTTAATGGCAAT